TCATGCGGCAGGTAGCAGGTTTTCCAGCGGGTTGAAGCGCACCGCATCGCTCAGATAGTCCGGTGCGAAGTGGGCATAGGTCATCGTTTGCTGGATGTTGTGGTGGCCCAGTATTTTTTGCAGCGCGAGGATGTTGCCCCCGGACATCATGAAGTGTGATGCAAACGTGTGCCGGAACACATGCACCGCCTGCCCTGCTGGCAGATCCGGCGCCACGGTCTTGAGCACGTCACGCACCAGCAGATAGTCGAGGTCACGAAACAGCGGACCCCGGTTCACCCCGTTCGTTATCTCTTGGCACAGCTCGGCCGAGATCGGTACGGTGCGGTTTTTGCCATTCTTGGTGTTGATGTAGGTCACCCGGCTGGCCAGCACATCTTCACGGCGCAGATTGGCTGCTTCACTCCAACGCGCTCCCGTGGCCAGGCAGAGTTTGACCACTTTCAGGTTATCCCCAGTTAGCGCAGCCAGAACGTCCTTGATCTCTTCCTGGGTCAGGTAGCCCATCGACCGCTCAACCAGTTTGACCTTCTTCATCTCTTTGAGCGGGTTCTCGTGGTGGTAGTGACCGAGATCGGTGAGCACCGAGAACACCCCGCCCAGCATCTCCTGCTCGCGATTGACCGTCTTGGGTTGGCGGCCAGCCTGCAGACGCTGCGCCCGATACTCGGAGAACAGTGCCCGGGTCACCTGTCTTGCCAACGGGTGGCGCAACGCGGCATCGATATTGTGGAGTTTCTTACGAACCGCCTCCCCTGCTTTCAGGGTCTGGCCATGGTAGCGCCACCAGAGTTCGATAAGCTCGGAGAGCGGCCGGTTGTCTGCCGGGCGGTCCACCCACTCTTTGTTGTGCTCGGTGGCGATCACCCACCGCTCGAACTGCTGAGCCTCGGACTTTGTCTTGAAGCGCTTGCGGATCCGCTTGCCCTCCCTCCCCTGCGGGCGGATATCGACCAGGTACCCCTCGGGCGTGGACTTGATGCTCATCGCCCTGCCTTATATAGGAAGGCGCTCAACCATCCCCGCAGCAAACACATCAACACAGCTCCCAACCATTGCACTCTCACTGACATCCCTCCACCATCGAAACACTGTGATTTTATACAGCACCTTATGGGGTTTGGAAGTGTTTAACTGGGGTTAAGTCAAACATCGTTGAACAGAAAATGATTGGATCTACCAATGAAATCGAAAGCGGAGCCAGCTATCAACCGACCCCTCCCTTAACACTCCTATTCAATACCCTTTTTATCCAGAGTGAACACTAAACACTTGAATGGCAGCTTTTCATCTTTTATGAAGAACTAATTATGCACTTTCGCAGAATTAGTCGCTTCGATACCAAATATTTATTAGCACAGTCTATTTTTAACTTTACTTTGACTTCAAATCCTTACCACTTTTCGCTTGCATAGCTGCTTTCAATATTTCAACTAAATGGTCTGGTGATATCTTCTTCAAAAAATCCTCTATTGGCATAGATGATTCAGTTTTATCATACAGTCTAACCGGGTTGTCAGAAAAATGGTTTACAATGTTGTGGAGTAAATGTGCATGCATCTGATCATTCTCCTCCCCTGTTTCTGATTTATATCCATGATATGCTTTTGCCACAGCGCTTTTGTATCTATAATCCTGTCTCAGTTTACTGGTATGGTTATATTGCCGACCAGAAAACCATGCAAGCCACAGCATCGGTGTTATCAAGAAAACTCGACTTAATAATTGAGGGATGGTTAAACTTTCAGCCCCTTCGACATAAAACACGATACCAACAGAAAATATAACACCCAAAGATATAAATAACCCTACACCCCAAACCCAAAGAGGTTTTATTAACTCTTGAGATATTTTCTCAAATGTTCCAGCCATAGCCTCTCTATTTGTCCTTCCATGTATATCTTTTGCTGAATCCAATAGAGAATTTGCTTTCTTCAAAACCTCCTCGGAATAACTCTCGTTAATATTAGTACGTTTAATTAAGTCCTCTATATTCTTTGCGTAGTAATCGTTAACGTTGCTGTATTCAGACTTTAGTGATGATAGTTCATCAGCCTTTTTCTCCATTAAAGCAGAGAGAAATTCACTAATCTCGACTTTAGCATTTGCTTGAAGTTCTGTTGCTTTCTTTTGGACTGTTGATAATACACTTTCACTTAATGAATTTTTATTTTCTTCAATTAATCGTTCATGTCTCGATGCATGATAAGACACAATACTTGCACCAATTATTCTGCACATGTCATTTTCAATATTGAAATTAACCTGCCTTAGACCGTTATCGAGCGTAATTTCAGTGCGACTTTTGGGTAGCTCTTTAGCAAAATCTGGAAGTATGTTGAAAAAGAAAGTAATAAAAGCAACATCAGCCTCCCTTGAGTACATATATTCTTGATTTCCAAACCACCCTAAACGCGCTTTAAATATATGTCGATTATCATCATAGCAGCAGTTCTTAAATGCAATTACGGCTGTCCCAATAAACTCATCGATAAGTGCTAGAACTCTACTGTAGGATGCACCCTCTTTATACAAATGAAATATGACTTCATCTAGAAGATCAAGTGACTCTTTTTCATCCGTTTTGAATAGGTTTTCATCCCCTTGTTTTATGGTAAAGTAAGTTCTTACTAAATAAGCCAGCTCTTGCAATTTATATTGCATGAAGAAGGAACCATCAGTTCTAAAATTATTTTCACCAGTGCCTTCTGGAAGATCGGTACTCATTATCACGATAGTTATTCCCTAACCTATATGATACTTTTCAAAAATCTTTATGCCCTACAGATATCACTTTCTCAAATGTTCAATAAAGTTCAGACGCAATCCGAACCCAGTCTTCTTCATTGATGATCTGAATATCCTGCCCTTTTTCCTTCGCTTTAATTGCTGCTTCAATCTTGCGGCCATGGCTGGTGAACATCCAATCGCGGCTGGCCAGGCTGCCCACGATCAGCACATCGAGATGCGTAGTAACCCCCTTCACTGGGGAGGCACCAAGCAGCTTGGCTTGCTGCTCTAAATTGTGACGGGTATCGGAGAGAAACTTTCCTGTGAAGCAGACTGTCTTGCCTCGAAGACTCATCACATTGCCATCGGCAAAGAACTCGGTCGCCATCCCAGCCGCAAGACCTGATTCTGTGAAGCGCTGCCCGGAAATCTGTTTCACCAGTTCCAACAGATCTTCGCGCTCGTCTTCGGTGATTTCGCCATCTGCCAGAATATCGTTGAGGCGGTTGAACAGCAGACTACCTGGCCATGAGGCCAACAAGTCACGATGCTTGAGCAACAGCGCTCTAAGAGCATGCACCTCTTGTTCCACGATGTTGCTGTCGGCACTGATGCCTTGCAGGAAGCCGAGCAACATATTGACCAACGCATCCATGTTGTCGTGCTCAATCTCGTTGTACTGCAGCACATCATTGAGCAGGTTCAGTAGGTCTTCTTTCTCATCGGCTGTGATGATCCCATCTTCGAGAACGTCGTGGATGAGATCTTGAATATCGAGGAAATCACCATCTTTTTTGAACTCGGAGTCTGATTTCAACCAAGTTGCCATAAAGAGAACTTCAGTGTCGTTAAGACGCTGATCGGCAGTGAGGCCGCTCAAGATACCGTGAAGACTGATCAGTGCTTTTTGCTTATTGCGCTTGTAACCAAATGACATTGGCACATCATTGAACTCTGACATGTTTTCTCCCTAAAACGTCTCTGCCGCTCAAGCATGTCGTCCATTGTTATGTGAGTCTGGGCGTGTCTGTAAGCTGGCAACGGATATAAAAACAGGGCGCATTAGCGCCCTGTTTGTCTTTTTCTATATGATCTGTGTTCTACCATCACGCCGATGATCTGGATGTGCTGCCGGTCGGAGTGCATGGTGGGGTAATCGTCGTTGAGGGGGACCAGTTCAAACACCTCTTGTCCGCTCTCGTCGATGCCTCGGGGCCGGTACTTCTTGAAGGTGGCCTCTTCGCTGCCGTTCCTGGCCACGACGAAATCCCCTGGTTGGGGCGCTTCGTCGGGGTCAACGATGATGAGGTCGCCTTCTTTAAAGAAGGGTTCCATCGACTGGCCACGCAACCAGAGGCCAAAACCACAAGGGCCGACATCCACCCCCGCCGTCACATACTCGACGTTGCCATCGAAGGCCGTGGCCTGTTCACACATCTCGTGCCAGTGGCCGGCCTGAACATAGCTCAGCACTGGCACGCGCGTACCTTGCGGGATCACGGCCGGTTCGACGTTGTGATATCCAGGCATCACTTCTGGTGCAGGCTGTGCCCTCGCCTCCCCGTCGCCAGTCAAAAGCCAGTCAACAGTGACCCCCAGCGCTGCCGCTAAATCATTGAGATAGCGACCCTTTGGCTGGTTAAGTCCCGACTCCCACTTGCTAACAGACGCATGGGAAATACCAACACGTCGGGCAAGCTCAGCCTTACTCATTTTCTGTGCCTGCCGACTGGCAGTTATGCGGTCATTGATCGTTTCCATGAAACCTAAGTTACCACTCCAAAATCGCACTTAAGTATCAAACTCTCTTGACTCCCGTTTATTACATAAGTTACGCTTCGGCTATATATGATCCTTAAGTTATATTTTGTGAGGTCGAGAATGCAGAAACATGACGTCTTAGAACACTTCGGCAGTATCACTGCCATTGCCAGGGCTATTGGGATCTCTCACGCCGCTGTCAGCAAGTGGGACGAAACCATCCCCCAAGGCCGCGCCTACCAGATCGAGGTGCTGACCGGCGGCAAATTGAAAGCCGGCGCGCACAGCACCCCGCAACAACCCACCCCCTGTGTTTGAACCCCTGAGAAGGATTCACCATGGTTACTCGAATCAAACCCATCCGTATCCCCAGCGATGTGAGCCAGTTGCCGCTTGATTACCCCTTTGGCAATCGCGTCAGCGAAAGCCTGGAGGAGTATGCCAAACGCCAGGGCATGAGCCTGGGGGCTATCAAAAAGCGCGCCGATCGCGGCCAGTTGCCCATTTTGCAAGACGGCCCGGGCGCTCCTCGCGAGGTCAACCTCTACGCCCTGTTCCTGCAGGCCCGTTATCAGGCCGAGCGCTACGTCACCATGACGCTCGCGTGAACCTGCAAACACCATAACGGGTCAAGGAGAAGCTCGCATGTTTACCGAATACGCCAGCAAACATCCGCACTGGATCAGCGCCTGCCAACGCTTTGCGGCCAGTCACAACATGGCCGAGATCGCCCAGCGGGCAGGCATGAACCCACAGCTCCTGCGCAACAAGTTAAACCCCGATCAGCCCCACGAACTGACGGTGGCCGAGCTGATTGCCATCACTCAGGCGAGTGAGGGCGATGAAACCCTGTTCGATGGCGCCCTGTTTGGCTGTGGCTTGACGGCTGTTGCCATCCCCGAGCGGGAGAAAGCCCCCAGCCTGGCCCATCAGGTGATCGATACCACGGCCAGGGTGGCCGGACTCGGCGCACAGGCACTGAAGGTGGTGGAGAGCGGCCGCGTGACCAAGGGGCAACGCAATGCACTGGTCGGTGCGGCGACGGCAGCCATGGGCAACCTCGCCATTCTGATCACCGAGATCGAGCACAAATACCAAGCCATCCCCTCTCTGTCTTGTGCGCTGGATATCGCGCGCATGGCGGCCGGGGCTTAGGAGATTTCATGAGACTGATTTGCCCCCACTGCGGAGCCCGCGCCAGCACCCGCACTTCCACCCGGATGAGCCCGCTGTGCGGCATTGCCACTTACCAGTGCAGCAATGTGGAGTGCGGCCACACCTTCAAGGCGGGGTTCGAGATCATCGCGACCATCAGCCCCAGTGCCATGCCCAACCCAGCCATTGTGCTGCCCATGGTCCCACGTAGGGCGAAGGCAGTAGCCCAGTGAGTCACTGGGCGCCTCAACTCAGCCCCAGGTAAAGGAGAAACCACCATGCCACACATCGATCACGAACAACGGAATCTGGCGGGTCTGACACCCGCCGAGCAGATCGCCATGAACACCGCCGGCTGTCAGATCCTGCGGGAGCTACTCGGCAAAACGCGCTCCAGTCTGGACACCGACTGGCTGGCTCTGAGCCAGGCCAAGAAAGCAGCCATCTGTGCCATCGCCCGCCAGCCACGGAGCGAGCTGATGACGGCCACCTTGTCCGCCCTGCCTCACGCACAGCGCGAGGCGGTAAGGATGGCGGTGATTGCACTCGAGTATCAGGGGGAGTTTCGCGGCGGCTGTGACACCAAGGTATGGCACCCGGCGCCAGTGACCAGGGCTATCGGGGATATCGAGCGAGAGAAGAGGGAGAGAGCCGCCAAGCTGCGCATGAAACGCGCCGTCATGGCGGCCAACCAGATGACGCAAAGCGGCCCGCGAGCAATCGGGCAATAAAAAACCCGCTTCGGTGCGCCAACACCAGCGGGCTTTCATCAATCACTTATCGACTAGGAAAATCGACATGCCAACTCTAGCCATTCTCGACACTGTGCGCAACCTGCGCCTGCAAAACCGCAAGCTGGCCCGTGTGGGTCAACGCTACAACTCCAGCCCTGACCTGATCCATGCAGTAGAACGCCCGGCCGCCATGGCCTGGCGTGCGGTCTGGTCATGCGTCAACAGCCGTGGGGGGATCTGATCATGGCCGCCGTTATCACTCGTCATACCGAACCGACCATCAAGGCCGCCAGCGCCTATCTGGTCAGTCGCGGGTACATCAACTGTGGCACCACCTGGCTGCGCGGCAAAAACGGGTACGCCCGTATGGAGCGCCTGAGCTCTGGTTCGATTCGCATCATCGAGGGGGTGGCATGAAAAAACTGTTCCACCCCATCACCCGGCAGGCTGCCCTGGCCGACTTGGCCGATCTGCCGCACCGCATCAGGGCGATGACCTACACCACCAGGCGCGGCCCCGAGGGTCGCAATCTACGTGAGCAGGCCCGCCAGCAACTGCGCTGGCACCAGCTATTCCACACCATGAACCGGAGAGCCCAAGCATGAGCATCGACGCCATTCATATTGCCAAGCGGGCAGAGCGGGCCGTGCTGCCACTGCTGACCGAACTGCTGGCCACCGGCGAGCAGGAAAACCGCATCGCCTTGGGGGAGCTGTATTCCGGGGATGAGTACATCCAGGTGCAACTGGTCGTGACCAGCCGACCTGCGGATCTGCTCGATGACGACTCCGTGATGGGGGATGAGGCATGAGTGACCTGTTTGAACTCGAGCCTCCAGTTGACGAGCTGGGTATCTGCGAAGCTGGCCCCTCTCATCTGCAAGCTCCCGCACCGGTCAGCCAGCTAGCCAAGCATTGGGAAGAGGCCCGCGCTGAATACGAGCGGGCGCGGGTTCTGTGGGCTGATCTCGATGCATCTGAGCTGTTGGCATTGGGCGCCATCCGCGCCGTGTACTGGCTGGCGCTGGGGAGCGGTGAAGTCACGCTGGCGAGAGAAATGGCCGAGTGGTGGGCAGACTGCGCACCAATTCACGGACTGGGGGAGATCATCAAATGAGCCACCGCCTGATCTCCGACCTGCAAAACCGTGTGGATAGGTGGTTCGATACCCTGATGGGCGACGAGTCCCGCCTGCGCAGCTATCAGCGCGACCTGCTGGCAATGCGCCAGCTATCCCCCCGCCCCCGCTGCACGGTATCCCTCACCCTGCGCCAGTGTGTCGCAGCCAGAAAGATGGCGAGGCATGCCCGTCATGCTCTGGCCTCCTGCCGAAAAAACATCAAAGAGCTGTCGGGTCCCCATCACCAATGAACCATCAGAACAACACAGGGCCAGCCGCCGAGGCTGGCCAGTTTGGTTTTGCGATCAGCCGTCTGCCGCCGCCGAAACGAAACCAGCTACCGCTGTCGAAAAAGACCCTCAAGACCCGCATCGATGCCCTTGCCAACGCCATGCCGGGCACCAAGCTCGAAGCCGCCTTTGTGGGCGCCCCTGGTGAATCCGATCTGGTCTGGGCGGTGCAACTGCTCGATGGCCTCTCCATGCAGTTCACCCAGGTGCTGTTCAAGCAGTACGTGCGCCGCCGTAAAGATGGCACCACTCGCAACTGCCGCAGCGCAAACATCTGGCTGCGGGAACGAGTGAAGTGGGTCCGCTCCCTGATGATGGCCCTGCCGGTCGATTCCCAGCACCTGCGCGACGACGACGGCCGCAAGCGGGTGGCCCACCAGTTCGCCAACCAGACCGCCGCCATCTGGAAGAATATCGAGCAGAACAGCACCGCCGGTGAACTGGATCTGATGGAGACATGGGAAGCCATCAAGCAGCCAGCCGACCAGTGGGGATTTGTCGCCAAGATGCCGGATTTCAAAACCAGAGAGGCTCGAGATAACTGGATCCTGAGCGTCATTGTGCGCCTGCTCTCTGCCAAGTGGTGGGAGAGGCGCGTCAATCGCTGCTGGGATCGCCTGCAGGAGCACATCGCCATTCTGCTCGGCAAAGTGCGCAAGGGCGTCTCCGCCTATGTCTCGAACGCCACCATGAAAGTGGTACGCGAGCGCAAGCGGGCCATGATGCGCTGGCTGGCCGACACAGAAGTGATGAACGGCCAGCATGACCTGGTGATCTCGATGAAGGATTGCTGGGAGGCCAGCGTCTCCAACCCGGTCAACCGCCGCAACGAGATGATGACTCGTATGCGAGGGTTCGAGGACTACGCTGAGAAACAGGGTCATGTGGGGGTATTCTTCACCTGGACAGCCCCGAGCCGTTTCCATGCCTGGAAGACCGGCCGAAACGGCAAGGCCATCGACAACAAGAAGTATGAAGGGGCAACCCCGCGCCAGACCTGTTCATACCTTGCCAAGCTGTGGAGCCTGACCCGGGCTGCGCTCAAGCGAAACGACACGCCCGTTTATGGGTTCAGAGTCTGCGAGCCACACCATGACGGCACGCCACACTGGCACATGCTGCTGTTTATGCGCCCATGCGATCGCAACAAGGTGATCAGCACCCTGCAGCACTACGCCCTGACCGACGACAAGGACGAGCTGGTGCGCGTCCCCATGGCTGCCCCAACCTTTACCGATATCACACCCCGTTTTGACTGGAAGATGATCGACCCCACCAAGGGCGATGCAACCGGCTATCTCGCCAAGTACATCGCCAAGAACATCGACGGCGAGCACGTTGATGGTGATCAGGAATCTGACACCCCTGCTGATCAAGGTGCCCAACATGCTTGCGCCTGGGCCAGTTGGTGGGGGATCCGCACCTTCCAGCAGATCGGCGGCGCCCCTGTCGGGGTCTGGCGCGAACTGCGCCGCATCAGCAACGCCAAGAAGCACGGCGATCTGGTGGGGCCACCCAAGCCGGTACTGCAAGACCCGCGCTTTGAGGCGGCTCGTTTCGCAGCCGATCACGGCATCTTCCGCTGCTACCTGGAAGCCATGGGCGGCGCGATAGCCCCCCGTGCCGATCACCCCATCAAGCTGGCCCACCTCATTGAGGAGCAGGCCAACGCTTACGGCGAAGACATCAAGCGCCTGATGGGGCTGCACACAGCCCGCCTGGGGGTGCGCACTCGCCTTATGGGTTGGGAGGTGGTACCAGCAGGCACCTACGAGGCCACCAAGGCCGCCGAAGGTTCGGCTTGGGGGGTTGGGGTTAAGACGGGCGACAGCCCGGCACCTTGGAGCTCTGACAATAACTGTACGCGGCCGGATCCTGATGCCTTTGCAGACCAGATCATGAGGAAACAATGGGGGTTATCGCCCTTCTCCATCGACCGCTTGCGTGCTGGCGCCAGCGTCAGAGCGGACGGCTTCACCCTCTGGCTGGAGAACGGCCAGGTGCAGTCGAGCCGGGCGATCCCGAGCGAACCGGATTGGCAGCCAGAAGGCCAGATGCCAGCCGAACAGGGCATGCCGGATGAATACGCGGTACCGGACGGAGACCAGGACTGGCCGATGCTGGTTGAGCTGTGCGGCAAGGTCTACCAGGCGCAGGGCCACGCCGGGGCGCACCGCTGGATAGAGATGCTGCCGCAGCCCTATCAGTCAGAGATGTGGCGTGTGCTGGAAGGGCTGGATGCACCGGAGTGGATGCAGGAACAAGACGACTACAGCGAGGAGTGGGTATGAACAACAAGCAGACCGTCAGCCGCGAAGAGTACCGCCGCCTGGATAATCGGGTAACCTGCATTCTTCAGCAGCGCTGGCCAGCCAACGAGATCAGCCAGTGGGTGGGGATGCTCAAGGGCAAACAGCAGGCTGTTGCGTCTGCCATTCTGCGCCGCCGCCACCCTCGCCCCTTATCGCTGGCCCTGCCGGCCATTGCCACCGAAGTTCCAAACCCGTATCAGGCCAAGGCCAGCCGCCCCACCGTGCCGGTGCACTCCGCAGACGGCCGCCCTATTGGCCGCCGCCATAAGGTGAACGGACTCACCCCCGTGGCCATCGACCAGAGCGGCACCATCCGGTGCGTCGTCACTGGTCGCACCCTCTTTATCGCACCGGGAAGCGCCACCGACCGCGCCAACCCGGGCGCCGCCGAGCGGCTCAACCCAACATACCGGCCGGCACTGCACCAGGTAGTGGAGGATCATCGCAGCTAAATGCCAATGGCGGGTAAAACAGATATAGTGCTCCGAATAAATCCATTATTGGACAGCCTACATGGAGCGTCTGAAAGATATTCTGGCTTCACTGGTCATGGAGCCTGGGGTGTTGAAGTGCTTGGGGGGTCTGCTGATGCTGTCCTCTTTGGCGGCAATGATGCTGGGCGTCAGAACTCTCCTGTTTGAACGCCGTCTCGAACGGGCTTTTTCCAGACTCCTGACCATCACGGATGGCAAAGCGACACTCCCCACTCCACCAGGGCTGTTTGACCAGTGGCCCATCATCCAGGCCATGATCCCGGAGACCTTCATTGGGTTCCTCACTTGGGCCAGCTTTTTTGCCGCCGGATGGATGATGGTGGATTTTGGCAAGCAGATCGAACGGATGTACTGACACCCGCCGCCATCATCACTTCACCACCGGCAGCTCGCTGAGCGCGGTGGTATAGCGGGGGCTTAACTGCTCCCGTTTCATCATCCACTCCCGGGTGTCGCGGCCTCGGGCCGCGAAGTAGACCTTCCCCAACCGCCCCTGGTTGATCTTGTCGATGACCTGCATCAGCGCCTCGCTGCGCGGGGATGGCTGCTGTGCGGCGAACAGGTCGCCCTGCTGCATGTTGGCGGGGGTGAAGTCGGCCAGCATGACGCCCCCTTTCTGGTATCGCTGCTCGTCGCGCCAGATGCGCGGGAGCAGTTCCGGGATCAGGGCCAACAGCGCCCGGGTGTCATGGGTGGGCATCGCCAGCTTGGTGCTCACCTGGTTGCCGTAATAGGGTTCCCGGTCGCTGAATGGGCTGGTGCGAATGAACAGGGTCACGTGCCGGCAGCACATCCCCTCCCTCCGCAGCTTCTCGGCGGCCCGCTCCATGTAGCCGGCCAGCGCCTGGTGCATGGGGCCTATCTGGGTGATGCGCTCCCCAAACGAGCGCGAGCAGATGATCTGCTGCTTGGCCTGGGCCTCTTGCTCCAGCTCGGCGCAGGGGATCCCCCGCAGCTCCTGCACCGTGCGCTCTACCACCACGCCATAGCGGCGCCGCAGTGCCTTGGGATCAGCGGCGACCAGGTCGGCCACGGTCTTGATGCCCTGGGCCTCCAGCTTGGCCGACAGCCGCCGGCCAATGCCCCATATCTCGTCCACCGGGGTGATCGCCATCAGCCGGGCGCGCCGCGCTTCATCCCGCAGATCGACCACACCGCCGGTGGCGGGCCACTTCTTGGCGGCGTAGTTGGCGAGCTTGGCGAGGGTCTTGGTGGGGCCGATGCCGACCCCCACGGTCAGCCCCGTCCACTGCTGCACCCGCTCGCGAATCTGGCGGCCATAGGCCACCAGGTCGCCCGCCCAGGACTCGCTCAGTTCGATGAAGGCCTCGTCGATGCTGTAGACCTCCACCGCCGGGGCCATCCCCTCCAAAATGGTCATCACACGGTTCGACATGTCGCCATAGAGGGCGTAGTTGCTGGAGAACCAGACCCCGCCCATGGCCTCGAAGAATTGGCGGATCTGGAAGTACGGCACCCCCATCTTGATGCCGAGCGCCTTGGCCTCCGCCGAACGGGCCACCACACAGCCATCGTTGTTGGAGAGCACCACGATGGGCCGCCCCTTGAGGTCTGGGCGAAACAACCGCTCGCAGCTGGCGTAGAAGTTGTTCTTCTGGGGCTTGCTAATGGTTAGGAGTTGAGTAGCTTTATAAACAATGAGTTAAAAAAAGATCTAAAAAGTAGTCTTAGAAGCAACAGGGATAAGCCGGAGACTGGGGGTTGGTTGATGGAGCTAGTGTGTTCTACCGAAGATTTGGTGATTGCCGGTCGTCCTTATCCAGGCTTTCCGATCCTGCTTTGGGACACGCTGGAAAGTTGCGTCCCAGCCAATGATTTTTTTCGCCACTACCTGTTGCGTGGAGCTATTGGGTCACGAAAGTCATGGCCAAGCACAGGGCGTGCGCTCTACGATTTTTTCAGTTTCCTCCAAGCGCATGATCTTGACTGGCGCGACGTGGACCGTGGCGAGGCCAAGAGTGTCGTAGCGGCCTACCGGGACTACTGCCTGGTGGAGTGCAAGTTGGCCTTATCAACAACCCGTCAACGGCTGCACTATGTATGCAAGTTCTACGAGTATTCAAAGCAGCAGGGATGGGTGAGCAGACTCCCGTTTGGCTATGAGGAACGGATGGTCAAACGCGTTACTGGCTTCCTTGCCCACGTCGATGCCAGCGGCGGCAAAGCCATGGTGAACGACATAATGCCGCGCAAGCATCAGGCGCTTCCGAAGTTTCTGAGCATGGATGAGATCAAGGCATTGCTGGCGGCGCAGGAAAATCCGCATCACCGCATGATGATTCGGCTCGGCCTTCAGACGGGACTGCGCCGGGAGGAAATCGCCTCTTTCCCGCTTGCCTACATCTTCGATCCGGATAAAGCAGGTAGGCGCGAGCGCAACATCCGGATTCGTCTCGATCCATTCGATGGACATGGCATGCGCACCAAGGGCAGCAAACCGCGCGACATCTACATCAGTCGCCGCTTCCTCGCTGATTTGCATCGTTACGTAGTGCAGGTTCGCGGTGAGCGAGCCTCATTGAGCCGCACCAAACATGAGCCGCTGTTCCTGAACCAGTTTGGTGAGCCCTACTCTGATGATGGCAAGCGCATCGCGCGTATCGTCCGGGAAACCGGCAAGCGCGCCGGTATCAGGGTCCATACCCACATGCTACGCCACACCTACGCCACCCATACCTTGGTCACGCTCCAGCGCAACCGCGCTGGGGCGGATCCGCTGGTGTTCGTGCAGCGGCAGCTTGGCCATAGCTCCATTCAAACGACGATGGTGTACCTGCACCTGGTCAACGAACTGGCCGACGACGCGGTGCTGGCCTACGACGATGAGTTGAATGAAGGGCTGGGAGCGGTCTGATGGGCAAACGTAAGGTATTCAATAGGACCGACCTCCGCGTCCCACATGTCGAGCACAGCCGCGATGCGGCGGGTCGTGTTGTCATTATCCCCGAGGCGATTCCGCCGGCCACCACTACGGTCGCCTTCGGGCGCAATGCCACGCGCTCCCGGGGCATCGACTTCGCCCCTTGGTACGGCACGGGCATCGACCCGATCACTTATGCCTGCCAGCGGCAGATCGAACGCTTCCTGGCCCGGCAGGACGGCGGGCTCGAGGCCAGTTCCGTGGCGAGTATCTGTAAAGGCGGTTTACGTCACTTTCTCAACTACATTGAGCTGCGCGCAACCGCGCTCAGGCGCGGGCTGGCCCTGGATGATATTAATCGCGCTGTAATTGACGGCTTTCTTGGCCACCTCGCTGGACTGGGTATCACCACCCTTAGCCAGAGGGGCCACTACACCAGCGCGAAATCCGTCCTTCACGCGTTGGGCCAGCGTGGGCTTATTTCGTTGGTCACCACGGGGGACGATGCGACTTTCCCACGAAATCCGTTTCCAAACAGTGGCAAGCATAAGGGAGAAACGCCGCTGCCGAAGCGTCAGCGGCAGGCCTTCACCACCGCGCTCAGGCAAGCGGTCATGCCGATTTGGCTCGACGATACCCCAGTAACCGGCGAGTTGTTGGCTTATGCCCTGCTGACTGTAGCACTGCACACCGGGCGAAACACCACGCCGCTGCTGGAGATGGAGCGCAATTGCCTGCGCACCCATCCCAAGAACAACAGCGTATTCCTGGTCCTTTGGAAGCGCCGCAGCCACACCAGTCACAAGGTGGCGCTGCGCGCCGAGAACAGGGCTGCACAGCTGTTGGAATCCACGCCAACTGTCCAGACCAATGTCGAGCGCCTGATCCGGCGCATCCTTGCCCACAGCGAACCGCTGTGCGCGGAGGCCCCGGACGACCTCAAGGATCGCGTGTGGCTGTATCGCGTGCATCGCGGCCCCGGCCCCGGCCGGGTCATTGCACTGACTGGCGAGACGTTGAAGCTGGCGATCAAGAAACTCGTGGCCGACCACGGGCTCACCGATATCGACGGCCAACCGCTGTGCATCAACATCTCTCGTCTCCGTAAAACGTTCGCCAACCGAATTTTCGAGTTACTAGGGGGCGATCTGGTGACCACGGCCATCGCGCTTGGCAACACGCCACAGGTGGCCGGGCGAAATTATTTGGCACCTAGCGGGGACGCGAGGCGCAATTGGAAATTTATGGGCGAGATACTTGTTCAAGAGTTACTGACCTGCACCATCGGCGCGACCTACCAGACCACCCCGATGGGGCGCTGTGGCGACCCGATGAACGGCCAGTACGCACCGAAACGTGAAGGGGCAGCGTGTTTCTCGTTCCTCAACTGTCTGCGCTGCAAGCATTACGCAGTGACAGAGGAAGATCTGCACCGCCTATTCAGCTTCTACTTCCGTGTATTCGCGGAACGCACACGCATGGACAAGCGGCGTTGGACACAGGAATACGCGCACATCCCTCGATTGATTGACGACTACATTGTGGCTGAGGGGCTGCGGCGCGGGACTTTCAAAGCGGCGGCCGTGGAAGCCGCCCGCGAGCGTGCGCGCCGCGAGCCGCACCCGTTCTGGTCGTCCGATGTGGTGGAGAAGCTGGAGATCTTTGCGTGAGCGGCAACAACCTGGTCACGCCATTTTGGGCAAACATCGAGTCCCAACCGGGGGAAATACGCGAGCTACCCGAGATCGATCGCGACGCACTCATCGTGAGCGCCATCCTGGTCGATGACCACTGGGTCATCCTCAGCCGCTATGGCGACGACATTTGGCTGTTGGACGGCTTTACCAGCAACGTGCCAGACAACTTGCGGCGCCAGGACTTCAGCCGCGTGCCCTGTGCGTTTAAAGACGTGATGAAGGCCCTGCTGTACCGCTACCTGCGGCGCGGTCGCGCTGGGCAGAAGCGACCCAGAGCAAGCACTTTGCGAAATTTTTTTGAGAATGCGCTACCCTTCCTGCGGCATTTAAACGCGCTCAAGCTCACTCGCTTCGGCGCGGTGACACCCATGGTCTGCGCGTACTACGTTGCCGAGTGTCGGGCGTACCAGCAGACGAGCCGGAACCAAGGTAAGCCGCTGTCTCAAAGCGCCCTTGAGCGTCGCTTCATGGCCGTCGAAGCGCTTCATGAATTGAGCCAGTACACCCACGATCCGATCCCTTTGCATCCCTGGCCTGATACTTCCGCGAATACGCTGGCCGGCAGCGGCACGGCCCGCAAACAGGGCGGCAAAACACCGCTGATGCCGGATGAGGTGCTCTGCGCCCTGTTCGAGAGTGCCTATGAAAAGGTTCAGCATGGCAAGGCGCTACTCGATTTACGCGATGCCCTCAATGCCGTCGCAGCACAGCGGAGAAGGCAGGTTGCCAGAACAGTCATCGAGGCTAAAAACCGCCACCTCGCCACTTTGGGCTGGGAAGGCGGCTTGGGGGCATTTAATCAGGCGATCCTTGATCTACGAACTGCCTGCTACATCGTGCTGGCCAGCACCTCCGGTTGCCGCAACCACGAACTGGCCAACGTCCAGTCGGGCGCGCACCACTGCACCGAGGACGACGAGGGAACGATCTATCACTGGATGCGTTCCAGGTCGGATAAGACCAACACTGGGGTACACGACTGGATGATCCCCGAGGTCGCCGTGCGCGTGTTGCGCCTGATGGAGCGTTGGGCCGAGCCGTATCAGGCTATGATCGCCGCCGAGATTGCCGAGCGTAGAAAGGTCGACCTGCGCGACCCAGAAATCGCCACGGCGCATAAGCATCACCATGCACTCTTTCTCGGGGTGTGCCCTGCAAAGGGCAATCTAGTTCGCACCCTGTCGGGCATTACGTGGAACCATATTCTCAAGGCGTTCGTGCAGGGCTGTGGGCTGGACTGGAACCTCGCCAGCCATCAATTCCGCCGCAAATTCGCCAACTACGCGGCACACAGCCAATTTGGAGACTTGCGCTACATGCGCGAGCACTTCGCACACTGGTCCATGGATATGACGCTCGGCTACGCCATGGACGAGGATTGGGGTCAGCACCTCGACATAGAGTTGTACAGCGACATCCAGACAGAACTCGAAGACATCAAGTTCGGCGTCGTTGACACTTGGATGGGGGACGAACCGCTGGCGGGAGGCTACGGTCGCTCAATCAAACGCTGGCGGCGCGATCCGGTGAACCTCGCCATCTTCAAGAGTCATACATCGATGGTGACCTCAATTTCTGAGAGCACCGCGATCCGCAGCAATGGCCACGCCTGGTGTACCGCCAGCGACGACCGTTGCATCGGCAACACATTAGAGCGGACTCGCTGCGGGGACTGCCACAACGCAGTGATTGGGTGCAGCCACATTGGCGTATACCAACGTCTCTACGACAACCTGAAGGGGTTGCTGGATTGCAACGACATTGGTGACGGTGGCCGCCAGCGCATCTTGCGCGACCTGGAGCGCTGCCGTGACGTGCTCGTGCAACTTGGATACGACCCGGAGATGAACCCAACATGACGATCAAACGCAAGCCCTCGGACGCCCGCGAGCGGGATTTGCAACTCGCGCTAGCCCGCATTCAGCGTGGTCGGGCACATACCGGAGAATCCAAGGTCACTATCGCGTCTGTGGCGCGCGAGGCGGGCGTTTCGACAGCGCTGATCCACAACCACTACCCTATAATCGCTGAGGCGATCCGCGATGCTCAGGGGCGTTCCAGTCGAGTTCAACGCGATGTGAAGCACCAGGAGCTCCGTGCGGAGCGTGAGAAGAATCGCGCGCTTCGCCTGGAGATAGAAGGACTGCGCGCCAAGGTCGCCAGCCTTGCCTCCATCAACGAGGTTTTGATAGCCGAGAATCGACTTCTAAAGGCAAAGCAGAGTGACTCCAAGGTGATCGATCTGCCCCCAGGCATATTCTGACGTAAAGCGAAACACACATTGCTGAATGACTGCTATCGGCCGGTTTCTACCTATCGCCAAACGGCAGGAGTCGGTCAAAAGCAGTCGCCTGATGAAGATAGCTTTCCACCCGAAGCGGAATACCACTAGGGATTACTGAAATTTTTGCCGAAATAATCTATCACCTCATTGGCCTGCGTACCCTGGCGGAAACGTTTCTGCCCTTCGAAGTCAGTCGAAGGCAGCATGTGGATTATCTGATGATCCGCATAGAGGGACATTACATCATGAGGATTCAACCCTCCGGCGCGCTGTCCCGTAAGCGTGTTAGTCGCCTCAATGGCTGCACCAATCATAACGTCTGCCAGCTGTACTGCAGGGCTGGCCCTTGAGTCGACTTGTGTCACTGACTGGAGCTTGAGTGGAAAGGTGAGGCTCGCGATCTCCGATTGGCGAAATGTGACTTCTTTCTTGTGATTAATAAAGCGCAGCAGCAAGTCATGGTAAGTAAGCAGGTTCTTGGACTGATCATGCTCAACCAAGTAGGGGCCATCAGCCATGACTTCCATCCGACTTATCAGCGATTGCAACACCACAAAAGTGGCGTCAGTGGTGACACCTGATGTAGCGATCGCTTGAAGGCATTCCGGCGCGGCATACTGCGCCAAAGGCCCCAAAGCTTCCGGTAATTCCTGCCAGCGTGTAGCGCGAGCAGCAGCCACGAGGTCGGTAAGTGCTGCAGGGCTTTTTTCCTTTACTGCGCGCTGGAAACAAACGAGCAACTGCTTAAAGGCTGCCTCTCCGAGAAGAGTGGGGCCCGCCACATAAAGCAGTGACCCGAGCGCGTAGTTCTGCCCATCCTTATAAAAGTCGCATCCTCGTTCGTAGTAGTACGGTTCGACTGCGTAATCCAGAAACATCAGCAGTAGCAGAAAGCGTTTATCACAGACGTAGGTAACGCACTTGTGATCGGTCAGGACATCGCGCATCAACGCCAGAAGCCGTGGGTGATTGGCTGGCCGGCGTGACAAAGCCCGGTACTTGAGCTCTTCCGCTTGTAGCTTAGGAAAGTGCTCTTGGATCAAGTGTCTGGCCTGATCATCATCAATGGCAATGGCTGCGGCCCCTTGATACCTCTGCTCGAGATTTAGCAGGTCAAATCCGGTATAGCCACTTTCGTCGATTCTGAAGCACTCCATATGCAACTCCCTGAGGTCGTCGACAGAACAGGAAGAGCCTGGCTATTCCTCTGTATGTGTCGCCGGGTTACCGATGACTGAAAACAGTTATCGCGGATTAGCCACGTCAGCGACCGCTTGCGTAACTGCCGCTTGGGCGGCTTCAGCGATAGCAACAGGCATTGAGCCAAGCCGAAGCTGATTCATCCTTTCAAGGTTCTCCACAATGGTGCGGACGAGGTTCGGATCGTAGTCATCTCTGTCAGCCTCTTCATGGACTCCTTTGTTTAGATACGTCCATACGTTCGATTGCACCGGAACACCTATGACGTCACCAAGCCCCTGAATTACAGCGGGCTTGTCCTGGTGCACAAATGTTCTCGAATCATCGAGCCGTCTTTTCAAAGCCTCGCAGAGATTTCTCAGATTTGGCTCCGCCCCGCGTCCAGCTAACGGCAGGGTTATTACTCCGAGGTCGTTCTTGCCGAGCCACTTCCAAATCTTTTCCGTAAGCATCTCCAGGGCCTGCCTGGATGCGCCCAAAGCGTTGCGCCAGTCACCAATGTCCAAGGCGGAACGGGCCTGCTCCAAGTAGTTGAAGGTGATCTCGTTACCTTTTACCCGCGGCCGGTGGTCCCCGATATGAGGCATGAAGTAATAGGCCGTCCATTGGCCTTTCTCGACATGGTTCTGCAGATCCTTGATGAATTCGCTGCTATGGCACGTGACGATAATTTGAGTTGCTGCGAAGCGATCACTCTGGAAGATCGCCTCTCTGATGCCTTCACGGTGCTCGGTGTCAATCGCGTTGATCGCATCGTCAAAGATGATCGTCGGAGCCTTAATATGCAGCGCCTTTGCAAGAAGGATTGCGACGCCCAGGCAACGAACATGTCCCTCGCTGAGGACGTGTAACGCATCTACCCTGGTATCTGGGGCAGCGCGAAACGCCAGCCCGATACGCTCTTCCTCGTTGGTCGGCAAATAAAGTGCCGCTAGCTTGTCGCCGTCATGATCGCGTCTGTTGAACTCGTTATAGATCTCCAGAGCGACAGTGTTAAGCCCAGCTATGAGCGTACCAGGCAGCTCTGCTCTGAACTGCTTGAGCAGCCTTAAGAATTCGTCATAGGCCGCTTTAATGCGCCGACTGAGTACAAGCTGCACAGCCTCTTGCTGCACAGCATCGATGAGTGTTGCATTCGCTTGATCAAAGTTGGCAATTGTTTGTCTAGCTATGCCGACTTGCCGGGCTATCTCAGCGCGACGTGTTTGAAAACCTGCAACATCTTGCGCTGCCTGAACAAGCCGAGTGCGCTCTTGTGCCAGTGCTGCGCGATCTGCCAGTGCCTGGTTTGTCTGGATATCAATCCTTTCGCATTCGACTGCTAAATCGACGACCCTTTGCGCCATCGAAGGCGCATCGCCTTGTTTTACATAGCTCGCTTTCCACCAGGCGGCACGGTGGTCAGCACCCGGAGATGCGAGATATCGCACCCTGTCATCGGCATGATCAGGCTGAGCGCTAACGCGCTGGCCGAAGGCAGTTAACAGCCCCTCCAAGCCTCGGGACGCACGTTCCCATTCTCCTCGTACTACGTTTTTTTCAGCCTGCAGACTAGCGAGCTCTTGAAGCTGAGCCAGACCGTCACGCGCCTGCTCGTATGGGTCACGTACAACGTGAGAATCACCATTGATTGGCGTCCCGCAAGCTGGGCAGTTATCGGGCGACAAGGCTTGTAAGCCAAGAACCGCGTTGTACAGATTTTGGAAGGAGGTCTCACCAGTCTTGGCAGCTAGCCTTTTGTCCACATCCTCGAGTAGCTCCTGCTTACGATCCGCAGCCTGATATGCCGCAACTAACGCCTCGCTGCTGACGCCATAGAGACCTGGAGTTGGCCCATCCAGTTGCGCATTGAGGTAATGCAGACGACCTGGGGCGGCATCGCTGCCGATGAGCTCAAGAAGCTGCTGGTACGAGAGGCCGGTAGCATACGCTCCAGCATAGGCAGTCTCCTCTTGCGCGATTATCTGAACCGCCTGGAGCTCGCCATCTATTGTTGCTTGATCGCGCTGCAGTGCTGCACGCTGCGTTTCGAGCTCTTGCTCTTGGATAGCAACCAGATTGAGCTGCTGGTCCATCGACTCGTTGAAGTTAGTGACGAAGTCATGGAACTGCTCCATACCAAACAGAGCCGCTATCAGATCCTTCTTTTCACCTGCGCTCTTAGATGCGATTCGCGAAAAGTTATCTATGCGGTTTTTCTCAACGAAGCAGAATCGATAGGCCTCTGAGTCCGCTTGCACTGCCGATACCTGGCCTTCCGCGCTTCGTGCAGCGAGGGTGGGGGCTTCATACCTATTTTCGTGAAGGTTCGCGAAATAGCGTTGAGCAGGGATCCGTTTAGCCGACGCCTCATCTACGGCCCCCAAGAGTGCTAACTCTAACGCTTCGCAGAGACTCGTTTTACCGCTGCCATTAGGGCCGTAGAACATGGTAATTCGCTGAGGAAAATTGAACGTCTCAGCCACTCTGAAGCCACGAAAAGGGCCAATGGTAAGACTATGCAGTGCGCTCCATGCCCACTCACCAACAGTAACCGTTCCTGCAGCTGCGGGAGGTGTAAAGTCGGTCTGGAGCAGAGACTCTTTAGCCTTGGAAGCCAATAGAACCGATCGGCGGCTCATAGCGCGCGAGTGTGCGGCCACGGTGTCGAAATCTTGGTCGACCAGATTTGCAAACCGTCGAGTATCTTCGGTAGCACCGCGTTCAGGAAGATGAAGCCAAGTTAGGAATTGCTGGTAGTCATGCCGAGCCGAACTCATATTTTTATCCCCTGTAAACGTACCGTGGCCAACATCCAGTCGCTGTGAAAATGTGAAAATTCCACCTCCATCTTCTGATGCCGAAATCGAATTGGCAACAGCTTCGAATTCAATAAATCCAGCGCCTTCAGGGGATAAGTGCTTGATATCAAGATAGCGCGATCGAAATCAAAGCCCCCGCAGGCTGGCTTCGGTGATAGTAACATTGGATTGATCCGCAGAGGTGCCATGCATGATCACATTCCGAATGCATCGCTGCCAAAGCTGTTTACCTATGCAGATTCTTGTCATTGGCCAGATTCCGTAGAATGCGCACCTAAAAAAATTTATAAATAGTTACCAAATGTAACCAATTGAATTGTATTAATAAAACAAATACTAACGGTTAGTAAGGGTCAGGATTTGTTCACGTCGACCAGGGCGACGGCGCAGCGCTTGTTCATGGGCTATCCACCTGGTGCACGACAAAGGCCACCACCCCGAAGATTTCCAGCTCCTGCCCATCGTTGAAATGGATGGGGCGATAGGCCCGGTTGCCAGGGAGCAAGGCGACGGTGGGCTCAAGCTGCAGTTTCTTCACCGTGAACTCGCCATCCACCGCGGCGACCACCACGCTACCGTGGCGCGCCTTGCGGCTGCGGTCGACGACCAGCAAGTCGCCATCGCGGATCCCGTGGTCGACCATGCTGTCACCGGCCGCCCGCACGAAGTAGGTGGCTGCCGGGTGCGCCACACACAGCTGGTTGAGATCGATGGTCTGCTCGGTGTAGTCCTGCGCCGGCGACGGAAAGCCGCAGGCCACCGGGGAGAGGAACAGGGGGAGCTCCAACAAGGGGGCATCTAGTGTGGGTTGAGCAAACATGCTGGCAATCTCAAGAAGCACTGTATGGATAACCAGTATAGCAAGGCGCCAAAATCGGATCACCGTGCGGCGTTTGGCTCCGCCATTCACTATCAGCCCCTAACGTTGAAAGCCACGATGACATCAGTCTCAACAGAAACCAGATAATGTGACCGAACACACAAGACCTATAAGTGACCCATGCGGGGCAAAGAGGTAGTCTATGGCCCCTCCAAGCAAACCCGCTTGGATTATCAATACTACATCTCAATTTTTAAGGAGAAGCGCTGTGGCAACAGAGTTTGAAATTGACTTCGAAGGTTACAAACTGCAATTTGGAAATGATAAAAGCACTGCTAAATCAGGCATTTACTGTGTATACCGCTGTGTTTTTGACTCCGAAAACAATAAAGTGTTACTGAAAAAGCTCATCTACATTGGTGAATCTAAAAATGTGAACGAGCGACTTGCAAATCATAATAGGTTTGAAGACTGGTCTAAAAGCCTCAAAACTGGCGAAGTACTCTGCTATACCTTTGGCGCAGTGCCACCGGAACATCGAGAGCGGTGTGAGGCTGCAATGATTTTTCGTCACAAGCCAGAATTCAACTCTGAACATACAGAAGAGTTCAATCACAAACCAAGCACCATTGTACTCACTGGGAGAACTCAGTTTCTTGACACTAGATTCACTGTTGAGCCGACTACCGCTTAAAATGGTCTGTGACCACTAATTAAGGGCGCCTTGTGCGCCCTGTGTATGTTTCCTGCCGAAACTAACGTCCCCTTCCCTGTGTAGAACCGGTACCCTGCCGGCGGTGTTGTGCTGCTGGGCGGGTGATGGTGCCGATTTTTCCTGATAAGCGCTGATTCGGGCCGCAGAGGGCCGGAAAGGGACAAAAAAGGAGCATCGGGGACTATTGGGGTTGATTGGTGTCGCGCTGTTGCGCGATACTGCGCGGGCAACGGCAAAATCCGTTGCCGGGATTGGCGTCCCGAACTTCCACAATGAGCACAACACGCTCTCGCGTGTTTTTTTGTGCAACCCAGTTACATCTGTCAGTTATGACGGGCTGGGCGGGGGCCCTTCGGGGCGCCGGGTTCATTGTGGCCGGTACGCCAACCTCGTTCAGTTCGTCACCAGATGATTGGCGTCATCGGTGGCGTTACCCAACGACGTTTGGAGACACCACAATGAACAGCATCCGCTTCCATGACACCCAGTTCACTGTTATCCCCCATCAGGGCCAACCCTGGCTGACCGCACCACAAATCGCCCAAGCCCTTGGCTATGCCAGCGATGATGCCGTGAGCCGAATCTATCGCCGTAATGCCGACGAATTTACCCCCTGCATGACCTTGACGGTCAAATTGACCGTCAAGGGGTTCGGCAATGGCAGCAGCGAGAAAGAGGTTCGGATCTTCTCCCTGCGCGGCGCCCATCTGATCGCCATGTTCTCCCGCACCGCGCTGGCCAAAGAGTTTCGCCGCTGGGTGCTCGATGTGCTGGACCGCGAAACCGCCGCCCATCCGCAGCCCCTCCTCACCCTGACCGATGACGAACTGCATTCGCTGGCGTGGCTGTGGCGCGCCGCAGATTACATGATGGGGGCCGCCCGCCGCATCTATCCCCTGCTCGATGTCGCCGAGCACCGCGAAGCCGGCACCTACTACTCCATCATCCACGAATATCCGATGACCCTGGCCGCCGCCCAACGGATCCTGGCCGACAAGACCCGCCATGTGCAGCCCGCAACCCACAGCAACCGAGACTGGAACAGGTTGATCCCCCACCTGCACCGCCTGCCAATGACAAAAAGTTGGTAATTGTGACCGGTCACGCACCGCAGTGCGTGACCAGTTATCTCACTAGGGGTAATCTATCTTCATGGCATTTTATATAAAAATACATACAGGTATCACGTCAATAAAGTAAACCAATGACATTTTAAAATATAAAAATGAAACTTGTGAAGATCGTATAACTAGGAGAATTTGTATTGGATGGTTCACTAAAGGAGGTAACTGAGGCAATACATGGCCTATACTCCAACCCTATAAAGGATTATATATTTCCTGCTATCAGTGCGCTTTCTAGCGCTGCATTAGGCGCATGGGCCGCATTTTATGCGGTTAATACTCAAGAGCGTAATCGCATCCATATTCAAAATGTAGACTCGATAAATGATGCCACACTGAAGGCGAGTGAGGCTAGAAATATTTTAATGGCAATCAAGAGCAATTACCATAATGAGTTATCATCAAGCCCATACCAAAGATTGATGACAATCCCACGCATCCCAATTGATGAACCAGCCATTAATTTCAAAATATCCACCTTAGTCTTTTTGGCACCAACTGATGTCGGTGACATATATAGTAAATGGCAAAGAATTGAACACCTGGATATATTATTTAAAAATTACAACCAAGCTCTATTCATTTGGAAAAAAAGAAATGAAAGTTTTGAGGAGATGATACCTCAATTGAGACAGCTTCATGCCAAAAAAATTTCAGATGAACATTTATTAGAATTATTCGGGCAATCTAAAATATGCGAGGTATCAGACCTAACAGAGAAAGCAATAATGTTAACAGATGAACTTTTGGTTGAACTGAGCTGTTTTATTATTGGATTTCCTGAAATAGCCAAGAATTCTATCCCGACTAAAATAAGGAAAAAAACACGCAAAATTATAATCGTACGCCTCCCTACAGAAGAGTCCGCAGTAGATTTACTGTCTATAAGTCCAATGCTAGATTATGATATGACAGCAGCTTTACACGCTTGCTCTGTGCAAGAAATAAAAAACCTCTATCGAAGTATCTATTTTTAATTAATTTCGATAATTCTGCATAAATGTTAAAGTAAGAATCATGGATAACTTGACTATGGTAATTATTGATAACATCGCTGGTGTGAGTATGGCTGTATCTGCCAGTGTCGCGATGACGTTCCTGACCAGCGTTGAGCCACTAGCAATAAACTAACAAGGACACTAAGAAATTTATTTAATAAATCGTACACTTAAATTGGTTACTTTAGCCACCCAGCTACGCGATTACACCGTTAAAGTAAAACCAATAAGATAGTAATCTTTGCGGCTTTGGAAAAACATCAAATCATCCTGGAGGAATATGTTTCAGTTTTTAATGGGAATTACTATAGGGACATTCCTATCATTTATATTGCTTTCGATTATGTTAGTTGCAAATTTAAAAATTGATATAGGCTTGATAACAAATATTGTTATTGCTTTTGCCACAGTGGTGGCAGCAATTATTCACTTCGACTCAGTATCAAAGCAAAGGAAAGATAGAATATGGGAAATAAACAAAACTGTCTTGCTTGATTTAGCACATTGTTTATCATTAGTAATTAAAGCTTCTGAATATTACTTGGATGTGGAATACGAAAAAATGTCTCCACATCCAGAGCCTACAAACCTAAAAAAACCAGAGCCTGATGTTTATAAAAATTTCATCGATAAACAAGAATATGTTCTAGAGGTATATCGCTCCTTAATGGATAAGGAACTTATCGATAGCCTAGAAAAAGCTAAGGCGAAAAATGGTAAAATCACTGACGCAGTTAATGATGATACTTATCATATTTCTGAGGCCTATGAAGAATCAATAGAGTGCTATAAAGACTTACAAACTAAGCTCAGATATTTCATGGCCGAAATTTCTGGCATAAATAATCTGTAATAGATATTTAATATCGAAAGCTCTTTCAGTACCATCTGTCGCCACTCTAGACATTGGAAGTAACTAAACGAGAGGGCTCACCCTCCCCCTCTACTTTCCTTTGTTTGTACGTGAAAGGATCTGACGGAAAGTGAAGGATCGCTGAGAGGATCCGACATCCTGCGCGCGGCCAGTGCTGGCGCGGGGAGCCGTTCCCCTCCCCCCGTCGTTCACCCGCATGGAAATCGACACATAAAGCGGGCAGGCGAGGCGGGGTCTTGACTGCGCGCGCTGGGTGCTGAGGGGCCGCCGCCCCGGGGCGTCAGGGCGCTGAACGCCAGGCAAAACAAAGCCCCCTCGGTGAGGGGGCCTCTCTTACGCCGTTTTAGCGACTCATAAGGTCCTTGTAACTGTAGCCTCGCCTATGCCGCCTGCCCTGTCAGATCTGACAGTCGGTAGGGATTGAACCGGATTACCTCCTCCCCCGCCCAGTCATTGAGCGCCAGCAGACTGGCCTTGATGCTGTCTATCTCGTTGATGTCGAACACCTGGGCGGCCTTGGTCACATCGCCAAAGCCGCCGGTGCTGTTGGGCATGACCCCCATCAACTGGGGCGGTACCCGGTGGCTGGCCAGCTGGTCATCCCGGCTCACGTTCTTGATGCTGAGGAAGTCATCCTTGGCGGCCACCTCGGCCACCGGGATCAGCTTGACCCCGTCCTTGCTGCCGCCCGGGGTGTAGAGCAAGAGGTTGCGGAAGTTGCCGGGACCCTTGCTCTGGCGCAGGGCTTCTTTAAGGTCCTTGATGTCCTGCTCATTCTGCGTTGGGTCTGTGATGTGCATGATGAAGCCCGCGTGGCTGCCGTTCTCGTAGTAGCGGCGGCGGAACAGGGTGGCCGACTCGTTGAGCAGGGTGGAGTTGAGCCCGCCGACATAGTCGGGGATGCCGTAGATCTCCTGGTTGATGTCCGCCTCCATCACATGGCCCACCCGGCCTGCGGGCAGGGCCTGCTCCTGGCCGGGCTGGGCAATCCACCAATACTGGTTGAGATCCAGCGCGCGCCGGGTGTACTTGGCGCGCAGGTGGTCATAGCGCAGCACCCCGCCGAGCCGGTTCTGCACCGCCTGCAGGTAGCCGTTGCCGAAGATGAGGTAGTCCAGCACCAGGCCGGTGAAGGCGGCCAGACTCAGTTTGGGGTGCGGGATGAAGCAGGAGCGCAGGATGTTGCGCTTTACCTGGATGGCCGAGGCGTGATGCACACCGGCCCGATAGACCCGTGACAAGCCATTGAGAGAAAGGGGCGGCTCGTACCAGCGGCCGTTGTGCATGGCCTCCAGGTAGTCGAACACCTCCCGTTGCGATAAGACGGGCACCGGCTCGCCAAAGCTGAACGCCTCGATGGCCGCGCCGGGTTTCTGGGTCGCCGTCATCGGCGAGGTATGGCGCTGTGGGCGGCGCTTTCTCATGAGAAAATCTCCATCATGCTGGTATTGGCACCGGTGGCACCTGCCAGCGGCTCATGTAACAGGGCTTGCATGGTTGCCCAGGCAATGTCGGCGTGGCTAGTTTCGTCGGAGCGGCTCGCCTCAAAGGTCGGCAGCTTGCCGCCCGCGGTCACGGCGCGGCGGATGCTCATGAAGGCCTGGGCCAGATCGGTCATCCCGCTGTCAAATTCCAGCCGCCCCTTGTTCATCACATCCTGGGCCTTCATCACCATCTGGATTTTCACGCTCGGGTTGTACTGGATGGCGGTCACTGCCGGGTAGAACTGCTTCACCAACTGGTAAACCCCCTCCCCGATCCCGGTGGTGTCGATGCCGATGTAGCCGACGTTGTAGCGCTCGCACATGGCCTTGATGGCCCGCGCCTGGGCGTCGAAATCCATCCCGCTCCAGCGGTGGCGCTCCAGCACTCGGAACTTGCCGCCCGGTACCGCCGGCGGGGCCAGCACGGCGCAGCCTGCGCTATCCCCCTGCCCGCCCTTGGCCGGGTCATAGCCGATCCACACCGAGCGGTTGCCCAGGGGGCGCAGGGCAAAGGGCTTGTAGTCGTCCCACAGCTCCCAACTGTCGACCATGCAGCGCTGAAGGGTGGCGAGCGGGAAAACGCTCGAAGTGTCGTCCATGAATTCGCACATCAGCAGGTTGCGGAAGCGCTCCTCGGAATACTCACTGTGCAGTTGGGCCATGTCGAACAGGTCGCAGCCGCCGCGCACTGCATCTTCCACCGTGACGATCTGGCGCCATTGGCCATCGCCACCGAGCTTGCCGCCGGTCAGGTGGGCGTGGCTCAAGTCAAACTTGATCTGGTCGGCCTTGGGTCTGCCCTTGTTGAACTCCTCACCCGACCAGAATTTGTATGCCGGATGGGAGAGGCTGGAGGGGGTGGAGAAGTAGGTCTGACGCCACTTCTTGTGCATCGCCATCCCGCTGGCCACGTTGCGAAAATCCGCAAAGCCATGGATCCAGAAGTATTCGTCCATGTAGATGTTGCCATGGTAGCCCTGCGCGGTGCGGGCGTTGGTGCCGAGGAAGTAGAGGTGCGCCCCGTTCGGCAGCACCATGGGGTCGCCCTTGAGCTCCACCCCTTCTGCGTTGGCAAACTGGATGATGTACTGCTTGAAGATATGGGCCTGTGATTTGCTGGCCGACAGGAAAATCTGGTTGCGCCCCGTGACCAGGGCGTCGATGAAGGCCTCGAAGGCAAAGAAGTAGGTCGCCCCAATCTGGCGCGATTTGAGCAGGTTGCGCCGCCGATACTGCTTGCCCGCCTCATACCAGACCCGCTGGTAATCGAACATGGTGGACTCGAAGCGCTCGATCAGCCGCTCCTGCTGTTCGGGCTCAACCACGTTGCGCTCGGGGGCCTTCTTCGGCCCCCTGTTACGGTTCGCCACCTTGGGGTTGAGGTCGGCCTCGTTGCCGCCCTTGCTGTATTTGTTGACCCGGGCGATGCGCTCCAACTGCCTGCCCAGCAGGTCAATCTCCTTGAAATCGCCGCCGGTTTTCACCTCCTTGGCGATCAGCTGGCACATCCGTGCCTCTATGGCGAAGTCGACCCGGTCAATGGGTTTGATGTCATCCCAACCGTCGCGGGATTTCCAGGTGCCGACCGTCCCCTCGGGGGTCGCCAGCAGCTCCGCAATGGCTCGGATCTTGTACCCCTGAAAGTACAGGTGCATGGCCTGCCTGCGGGGCTCGATATGGGGGAAGAGTAAGGGTGCTGTCATGGCGCCAGTCTACCCAGCCGCTACTGCTCCAAACGCCCCCGCGCCAATGTGCCAGCGCCGCACACACTGGCCGCCGATTGCACGATCCCGCCGCTCACCCAGACCATAACCGCGACATCACCACCCAATCACCAAAGGGATCCCAGCCCATGGCAAAGTCCAAATTTTTCCGTGTTGCCGTAGAAGGGGGCACGACCGATGGCCGCGCCATCACCCGCGAATGGCTTGAGCAGATGGCCCAGCGCTACAACCAGTCGACCTACGGCGCCCGGGTCAATATGGAGCACATCCGGGGTATTGACCCCAACGGCCTGTTCAAGATGTACGGCGACATCACCGCCGCCAAGACCGAAGAGGTCACCATCGAAGGCGAGCAGCGCCTGGCCCTGTTCGTGCAGATTGACCCGACCCCGGAGCTGGTCGAGCTGAACAAGAAGCGCCAGAAGGTGTTCACCTCGGTCGAGATCCACCCCAACCTGAACGAAAAGGGCGCCTACCTGATGGGGTTGGCGATCACCGACTCCCCCGCCAGCCTGGGGACCGACATGCTCCAGTTCTGCGCAGGTGCAGGCGACAAGTCGCCGTTGGCCTCCCGCAAGCAGCACAAGGAGTGCCTGTTCACCGAAGCGCTGGAAACCGTCATCGAATTCGAAAGTGAACAGGAGAAAGGCCCCTCCCTTGCCGAGCGCATCACGGCGCTGTTCTCCAGCCACAAGAAGCAATCCACCGCCGATTTCAGCGATGTGCACCAGGCCGTCGAGACCGTCGCGAAAGAGGTCACCACCCTCGATGCCGACCTGCAGAAGAAGTTCACCGAGCAGGCCCAGACCCTCACCGAGCTGACCAACAAGCAGGACGCCACCGCCAAGGCGCTGGCCGACCTCACCGCCAAGCTGGAGGGCCAGGAAGCGTTCAACCAGCAACGCCCGCCCGCCACCGGTGGCGATAGCGCCTCCATTCAAACCGACTGCTAAGGACCATGCCCAATGCGTAACGAAACCCGCCAGAAGTTCAACGAGTTCACCAGCCAGGTGGCCAAACTCAACGCCATCACCAGCGCCATGGTGCAATTCAACGTGCAGCCCAGCGTCCAGCAGACCCTGGAAACCAAAATGCAGGAGTCGGTCGCCTTCCTCGGCATGATCAACGTCACCCCTGTCGATGAGATGAAAGGCCAAAAGGTCGGTATCGGCATCACCAGCACCATCGCTGGTCGCACCAACACCGACACCAAAGACCGCCAGCCCAACAGCCCGCACGGTCTCTACGACCAGAGCTACGAATGCGCCCAGACCAACTTCGACACCCAGATCGGCTACGGCCAGATCGACGCCTGGGCCAAGTTCCCCGACTTTCAGACCCGTGTCCGTGACGCCATCCTCACCCGTCAGGGGCTGGACCGCATCATGATCGGCTGGCATGGCACCAGCGCCGCCGCCGACACCGACCGCAACGCCAACCCCCTGCTGCAAGACGTCAACATCGGCTGGCTGCAACACATCCGCACCGACGCCCCGGCCCAGGTCATGAGCGAGGGCACCGAGGGCAGCGGCCAGATCTACATCGATGCCACCGACGGTGATTACAAAAACATCGACGCCCTGGTATTCGACGTTGTGAGCGAGCTGATCAAACCCTGGTATCAGGACGATACCGACCTGGTGGTCATCTGTGGCCGCAAGATGCTCTCCGACAAATACTTCCCCATCATCAACGATGCGGGCGACAACCAGAACAGACTGGCTGGTCAGGTGCTGGTGAGCCAGAAGCAGATCGGCGGCCTCAAGGCTGTGCGCGTCCCCTTCTTCCCCGAAGACAAGCTGCTCATCACCAAGCTCAGCAACCTCTCCATCTACTGGCAGACCGGCGCCCGCCGTCGTTACATCGAAGACGAGCCCAAGCGCAACCGCATCGTCAACTACGAAAGCACCAACGACGCTTACGTGGTCGAGGACTACGACTGCGCCGCCCTGGTCGAAAGCATCGTCATCGGGCCGAATCCGGCCCCTGGCGAGTAAGGGGGTGGCATGACTCCCGCCCGCCGCCACCGCGAAAGAGCACTGGCCGCCCTGCAAGGGGCGGCCAATCCCCAGTTCGACCAGGCCCGAGCCAACGCCTACGAACTCCAGCTGATGCAGTTGGCCGAACACCGCCGCACCCTCAAGGGCATCCAGAGCATCGAGCGCAAGATCGACGCCAAGCGCACCATGCTGGGCGTCTACAAGCCGTGGATTGATGGCCTGCTGGCCGCCGACCGGGGCGGACAAGATGACGTCCTCGTCACCGTCATGCTCTGGACCCTCGACACCGGCGATCTGGAAGGGGCCTTCAACATGGCCGACTACGTGATCCGCCACGGCCTCAGCACCCCCGATCGCTACGAGCGCACCGCCGCCACCCTGATCGCCGAAGAGGTCGCCGACACCGGCATCAAGCTGCAAGAGGCAAGCGCGGGCCCCAGTTATGGCCTGCTGTGCGCTTACCTCGAGCTGCTGACCCACTGCGACATATTCGACCAGGTACGCGCCAAGCTGCACAAGGCCGTGGGCCGCGCCGCCCTGGCCGACGGGTTCAAGGAGCAGGCCGCCCAGCACTACCGCCGCGCCCTCGAACTGCACGACAAGGTGGGCATCAAGAAAGAGCTCGAAGTGCTCGAGCGTGAACTGAAAAAAGAAAAGCAACCCGACGCCACCGGCGGCGGCAGCTAACCGAGCGAACCCCGCACCCTGGGCGGCTCGGGCCTGACGAATGCGTTTCGCATACCAGACGGCCCGACCACCGCCCAACAAGCGGAAAAGGAGCACCATGAGCACCGGATTCATTGCCAATGCCCCCACGTCGCCAGCCGAAGGGGAGATAGACTCCAGCCCCTTCTGGCCGGCGATCTCGCTGCCTGACCTGCGTGACACCGTCCGGCTCGATGGCACCGTCACCACGGCCCGCCTCAAGCATGCCGTGATCGACGCCATCACCAGCGTCAACCGGGATCTGGCTGACTGGCGCCGCGCCCGTGAGGCAGAAGGGGTCGCCACCCTGGCCGCCGTACCGGGCGAGGTCATCAATGGCGAATCGGCGTACCTGCACAGCTACCGGCGCGCCGTCTATGCCATGACCCGCGCCAACCTGCTGGAGCGTTACACCGACTACAGCGCCACCGGTGATGGCGTCAAAGGGGCCGATGCCAAAATCATCAGCTCTGACGACCTCTACCGCGACGCCCGCTTTGCCATTCGCGACATCCTCGGTACCACCCACATCACCGTGGCGCTCATCTGATGGAGCTGCGCAGCCAACAGGGTGACACCCTCGACCTCATCCTGTTCCGGCACTACGGCTACACCGCAGGCATCACCGAGCAGGTGCTCGCACTCAACCCCGGTTTGGCCGCGCTCGGCCCCATCCTCCCGACCGGAACCCTCATCACAATGCCAGCGGCCCCCACCCAGGCCGAGCAGCCGCTGATCCAGCTATGGGACTGACCATGAGCCGCCTCGACGACGAACTCGAACGACTGGCCGACATCAGCGAGCAGCAACTCGCTGCCCGCATCCACGCCGCCCGCATCAGTGGCACCGGCCCGCACTACTGCATCGACTGCGAAAACACCATCCCGCAGGCGCGCCGTGAAGCGATCCGGGGCTGCGAACGCTGCGCCGAGTGCCAGACCATCCACGAATTTCAAACCGCTCGCCACTACGGCAGCAAACGATAGGAGAGCACGATGCCAGAACCCATTTCAGCCAGTACCGCCAATGGCGTAGCGCTCGCCCTTGCGCTTGCCTCCACCGCGCCCTGGCTCGATCCCATCATCCTGCTTGGCTCATTCGCCGGTGCACTGCTCTTTGGGCTCACCAGCGAGGAGAAGATTGCCGGGCGAGTCATCCTCCTGTTTATCACCTCGTTCATCTGCGGGCTGCTCGCCGCAGATGTCACCGTTCAGATGCTGACCAAGCTGCTGCCGGTAGGTATCGAGATCAACAAGGGGGTCGGGGCCATCGTGGCAGCAGCCCTGGCGGTGAAAATACTGAAAGTCGCGATGAACGCGATCCCCGGCCAGCTCGGCACCCTGTTCAGTCGCATTGGCAAAGGGGGCAACGATGATCCCCACTAACCCCACCTACGCCATGATCTACACCGCGATCTATGCCCTGATGTGCACCGCCATCTGCCTGCGTGTCATGTTCTTTGACAGCCGGGATGGACGCTATCAGGCGCTTCCTGCCTGGCTGTCTTGGGTGATCTGCGTCGCCACGGCATCGGTGCCGATCCGCTTCTTGTTCGGCACCATCCTCGTCCCCGACCTCGCCTCCGTCATCATCACCGCCTTCCTGCTGTGCGCAGTGTGGAGTGACGGCGGCTCTATCTACCACCTGCTGCGCAGCAAAAAGCACTACCGCACCATCGAGAGGAGGCAACCATGAGCCTGAAAAAAGGGGATACCGGCGCCGCCGTCGCCGATTTGCAGCGGCGCCTGACCAAAGCCGGTTATCCGCTCGATCCGGATGGCTGGTTTGGCGATGCCACCGAGCGCGCCCTGCTCGCCTTTCAGCGGGACTACATGATCACCGCCATCGGCCAGGCTGGCCCCCGCACCATGGCCGCCCTGCTCGGCAGCGAGCGGGGCAACCAGTTGCGCATCGGCGACATGCAGGCTGGCGCTGACCTGCTGGGCCTGCCGCTGGCCACCATGGCCACCGTCGCCCAGGTCGAGAGCATCGGCGAGGGGTTCACCACCGACATGCGCCCGGTGGTGCTGTTCGAGCGGCATGTGTTCTATAAGCAGCTCACCCAGCACCTGGGCAAGGCCGCCGCCGACCAGATGGCCGCCCATTACCCCAACCTGGTCAACCCCAAGCGCGGCGGCTATGCGGGCGGGGCGGCCGAGTGGGAGCGGCTGCAACTCGCCATCAGCCTGCACCGGGATGCCGCCATCGAGTCGGCCAGTTGGGGGATGTTCCAGATCATGGGCTTCCACTGGCAGGCGCTGGGCTTTGCCTCGGCCAGCGACTGGCAGACCGCCATGCAGCGCAGCGAAGTGGACCACCTCACCGCCCTGTGCCGCTTCATCCAGCAAGATCCCGCTATGCACAAGGCCATGCAGGGTCGCAAGTGGGCTGACTTTGCCCGCCGCTACAACGGCCCGGCCTACAAGGACAACGACTACGACACCAAGCTTGCCAAGGCATACAGCCACTTTGCCAAGGTCTATCCGGTGAAGGAGGTGGCGGATGTGGCCTAACCTGCTGCGCTCCCCCCTCACCTGGTTGCTGCTGGCCCTGGCCGTTGCCTTGGCTGGCTGGGGCTGGTCGGCCACCTCGGCAGCGACCGCCAGGGGCAAGGTCGATACCCTTCAAACCGACCTCAAGGCCGCCAACGACAAGGCTGTCGAGGCCGAACGGCGGGAGAAGACCAAAGACGGGGCCATCGATACCCTCACCGGCGAGCTGGACGCCCAGGCAACCGCCGCCGCCACGCTGCAACGCCAGCTTGGCGATCTGACCATCACGGCCGCCACCCGGGCCGACACCATCAAGAGGCTCAAACGTGAAAATGCCGAACTCAAGGAGTGGGCTGATCGCCCTCTGCCTGATCCTGTTGTCAGGCTGCTCCAGCGCCCCGCCCTCACCGGCGCCGCAGATTATCAGGCTCACCTGTCAGGGTCTGACTCCCTGCCAGCTGCCGGCAGCCAGCTCGGTCAATAACGGCGACCTGCTCGACCAACTGACCCAGACCGAGGCCGCCTGGGCCGCCTGCGCCGCCCAAGTAGACAGCCTCATCGCCTGCCAGCAACGCCACCAGAACGGGAGGGAGCATGGAAAAACCAAAACAGATCCGTGAGGTACTGACCCGCTGCGTTCCCCACCTCAAGACCAACCCGGACAAGCTGCACATCTTCATCGCCCCTGGCAATGTCGAAAGCACCGGCGCCCGCTCGCTCTCGTTCGAGTGGCAATACCCCCTCACCATCGGCATCGAGGACTTTGCCGGCCACCCGGACCAGATCATGGTGCCGCTGCTGGCCTGGCTGCGCCAACACCAGCCCGAGCTGATGACCAACGACGAGCGGCGCAAGGAGGGCATCACCTTCGAGGCGGAATACCTCGCGAGCGACCTGATGGACCTCATCATCACCGTCAAGCTGACCGAGCGGGTCAGGGTGTGGCAAAACGAACAGGGGATTGGCTGGGAGCACCTGCCAGAGCCACCGGAAGACCCCTATGACGGCATCACCTGGGAACTCTTCATCAACGGGGAGCATTAGCCATGGCCGCCGACGACCTGAGCCGCCTGACCCACTGGGCCGATGGCCTGCTGGCCAGCATGGAGCCCGCCGCCCGCCGTCAGTTGGCGGGCGAGATGGCCCGCACCTTGCGCGCCAGCCAGGCCCTGCGGATCCGGGCCAACGTACAGCCCGATGGCAGCCCCATGGCCCCGCGCAAGCCCCAGCCCAAGCTGAAGCAAGGCCGGGGGCGCCTGCGCCGCAAGATGTTCTTCAAGATAAGCAACCCCACCTGGCTCAAGGCCCGCGCCAGTGAACAGCAGGCGGTAGTGGAGTTTGTCGGCACCGCCAACCGGCTCGCCACCATTCACCAATACGGCCTCAAAGACCGCATCAAGGGCCGCGAGATCCGCTATCCGGCGCGGGAGCTGCTGGGCATCACCCATCAGGAGGTAGAGCGGTTGGAGGGGTTGTTGTTGGTTCATTTAATAACTTAATGCAGTATCCGAGGTTGTACGTTTAATCTGGTTTCATACAATCTAACTGACATAATTCTGATTGCTTGATTGTTCAAGTCACATCCCTTTCATATAATCCACCGCTACAACAGCTTTAATAGGAATGAAATGTGAAAGATAAAAAATCAAACAGGATGCCACTTTACGCACTTTCAGCCATAGTATTCTTTATCGGCTTTGTTATTGGTGGTGCTATTGACTATAGCCCTACCAGCGAAAACCCTTGGCCATCATATTTATCAATAGCATTCACAATACTAAGTGGCTGCTCAGGTGTAATTTCACTGCTAGTGATTCTATATACATTTACTCTTTGGCGAACTCAACAATTTGAAGCGGAAGAAGTAAAGTCTCGCACCATCATTTTAAAGCAGGCGTCTGCGGCCAAAAGAACCATTGACCTAATATTTACTTACCGCCGAGTAATACATACATTACCCGATCAAGGAAGGAAAGCTAGACTTGAGCAATTCCAAGATGAATTACGAAATATTAACAGAGAGTTGATATCAGAGAAGGCACATTGTGAACTTCTGCAAACAAATAAAAAGCATTTTTTAGAACAGACGGACAAATATAGCAACTATATTGCAGCATTGGGAATAATGCTAGTTATGGATACAACCTCTAATACTTCACTCCCTTCAACAGATGAATTCATTTTCGAGTTGGTACCAGAGTTTAGGAAATTCAATGGCAATGTATTAATTTCATTTGATGATCTAAAGACAATAAATGTTTCATTATATGAAAACTTGATAAATGAAATTCGAGAAGCATTTAAATAATTATCAGAAACACCAAATCCATGTAGTTATTTAAAAACTTATGGTTAGTATTCTTTATTAGAAACCGCAATAAAGAATAATATTGATTCAACGCCAGTGTGCCAGCCCTTGGCACACTGAGCATCACTCGCCTTCCCCGCCATTGCCCAAAACAATGGCCCCATGCAACCGACCCCGACTGAACTCCAACGCCTGATCGACAACCTGATCCGCATCGGCACCGTCACCGCCGTGCGGTCCGGGGAATGTCGCGTCAAAACCGGCGACCTCATCACCAACTGGCGGCCCTACGCAACTGCGCGGGCCGGGAGGAATTGCACCCGCCATCGCCTCTCCATTGGCGAACAGGTGCTGATGCTCTCTGTGAGCGGCGATCTGCGCAATGCCTACATCGTCGGCCCCATCCACTGCGACGCCTTCCCAGAGCCCTTGGCAGGCGATGACAACCCGGATCTCGACCGCACTGAATACAGCGATGGCGCTGTCATCGAGTACAACCCGGCCACCGGGGCGCTCAATGCGAGCGGCATCAAGCGCGCCACCCTCTCGGCCTCCGTCACCGTCAAGCTAATCACCCCCCTGGTGGAATGCACCCAGGCACTCAAGGTCGGTTCGACCATCGAGGCGGGCGGCAAGATCACCGCCCCCAGCGCCAAGATTGGCGGCATCGAGGTGACTACCCACAAGCACGGCAACGTCAGCACCGGCAGCGGCACTTCCGGGGGCCCGCAATGAACTGGCTCGGCATGAATGCAGTCTCTGGCCGCGCCATCAGCGCCACCGACCACATCATCCAGTCGGTGCGCGACATCCTCATCACCCCGGTGGGATCCCGGGTCATGCGCCGCGACTACGGCAGCGAGCTGTTTTACCTCATCGACCAGCCCCTACATCAGGCCACCCGCCTGCGCCTGATGGCCGCCACCGTGCAGGCCCTCATCAACTGGGAACCCCGCATCACCATCACCCGGGTCGATGTGCTGGGCGGCGGCATGGATGGCGCCCTCACCGTCGAGCTCACATGGCAGCGCAAGGACGGCGGCGCGCCGGAGTCTGCTTCTATCGCCATCCTCACAGGAGCCGCCAATTGAGCAACGTGGATTTGACCCAGCTCCCGCCGCCCTCGGTGGTGGAGCCCCTCGACTTTGAGACCATCCTGGCCGAGCGCAAGGCCACCCTGGTGAGCTACTACCCGGCAGACCAGCAAGCCGCCATCGCCGCCACCCTGGAACTCGAATCCGAGCCGCTCAACAAGCTGCTGCAAGAGAACGCCTATCGGGAGGTGGTGCTGCGGGCCCGCATCAACGATGCCGCCAAGCAGACCCTGCTCGCCTTTGCCAGCGGCACCACCCTCGACCATCTGGTCGCCGAGTACAACATCGCCCGCCTGCTGGTCACCCCGGGGGATCCGGCGGCCAATCCGCCTGTCGATCCGATCTATGAATCGGATGACCGCCTGCGCCTGCGCGGCCAGATGGCGTTTGAGGGGCTGACCACCGCCGGGCCAGTCAATGCCTACAAGTTTCACGCCCTGTCAGCCAGCGCCGAGGTGGCGGATGTGGCCGTCGACAGCCCCTCGCCGGGTACCGTGCGGGTGACCCTGCTCTCCCCTGCCGGCCAACCCAGTGCCGACACCCTCAATCGGGTCAGCCAGGCGCTTTCGGCCGATGATGTGCGCCCCCTGTGCGATCTGGTGGCCGTCGAGCCCTCCCAGATCAAGCCCTATGCCGTCGATGCCACCCTCAACGCCACCGGCCTTGGCAAGGAGCAGGCCATTGCAGCGGCCACCGCTGCCATGAACCAGACCGCTGCCGCCTATTACCGGGTCGGGGCCACCGTCCCGCTCTCGGCCATCTATGCCGCCCTGCACCAGCCGGGGATCGATAGCGTCACCCTGCGCGCACCGCTGACAGATGTCACCTGCACGGCGCAGCAGGCCGCCAAACTCACCACCCTCCACCTCGATTAAGGACCAGACCATGGCAAACGCCCTCTATGACAAAGGCCGCGAGAAGTTTCTCACCGGCGCCATCAACGCCAGTGCCGACACCCTCAAGTGCGCGCTGATCAAAGATACCTACGCCCCCACCCTGGGCAGCGACGAGTTTTTCAGCACGCTCTCGTCCCACGTGGTCGGCACCCCGCAGACACTGACCAGCAAGACGGTCACCGGCGGCGTGCTGGACGCCGCCGACGTCACTTTCAGCGCCGTGCCCACGGCGGCGGTGAAGTACTGCGCCATCTACAAAGACACCGGCAGCGCCGCGACCAGCCCGCTGATCGCCCTGTTCGACACGGCGGCGGGCCTGCCGGTCAGCACCAACGGCGGCGACATCATCATCGCCTGGGACAACGGCGCCAATAAGATCTTCAAACTCTGATGGCAACCCTCTATCCCGTCTGGCGCGGGTCACTGACCTATCACGACGGCACCCTGTCATTCGACGGGGCGGCGATCTACCGGGGCACCCTGCAGGGTGACGATGACCCCGCGCCGGTCGCCATTGCCGGGGTCAGTATCGGCCTGTCACCGGGCGGGATAGCAGCAGGGCCAATCGGCAGCATGGCGGCATTACAGCGCGCCAGGCCCGCCGGAGTCAGTCAGTTTGCAGCAGGCACGGGCAAACTGACCCATCGCACCGCACCCGGCGCCATCGAGGCGGGTGCCTATGGCGCCCCGGATACCACCGCCCGCGCCAGCGTGGGGAGCCTGGGGGATCTGCTCGCCATGGGCGCGGCCGAACTCACCCCCCTCGTCCGTGTGCCGGGGCTCAGTGCCGGTGCGCTGGGCATCGCCACGCTCAGGGCCAGGCTTGCGGCTGGCAGCATGCAGCCAGACGCCATTGAGGCGCCGACCATTGGGCAACGCATCGCTCCTGCCGGCTTCGATCTTGGCGCCCTTGGCAGCCACCGCGCCCGAGTGCGCCAGCTCGTCGGCGCCCTCTCTGATGGTCAGAGTGGTGCCCTAAGGCTCAACACCCGACTGGCTCAGGCCGCGACCCCGTTCACTGGCGCAGTGGGGAGTCCCGTCGCCAAGTACGCACGGATCCTCTATCCGCTGGCCCCGGCGGTCCCCCTCCCCGGCAATCCCGCCATCACCGCCGCGCTGGTCCCGGCCCCGCTGCAGCCTTCGGCACTCTCGCCGATGGCCAGCTCCGCGCGCCTGACCACTCGGGGCTTTGATGGCTGCACGTTCGGCGCGGCCAAGGTGCATCGCTTGCCCCTGCCACTGCCGACCACCCGGGATCTGCTGCCGCCCTCTGCCACCCGGCTCGAGCACCTTGCAGCGGCCACCCTGGCCAGCACAGTGACACCGGAGGTGATCACCACCACCCGCTTTGCTGACACATGCCCCGCCCCGCTGCTGCCCTGGCTCGCCTGGGCAAGGTCGGTGGATTGGTGGGAGCTGGCCGAGTCAGAAGACCAGCAGCGAGCCCTCATCCGCGCCTCGTTCCGCCTGCATCAGCGCAAGGGCACCCCCTGGGCCATCAAGGAGGCGCTGGCCGTGCTGGGCTTTGGCGACAGCACCATCATCGAGCGCGCCACGGGCCGCCGCTATGACGGCACGCTCGCTTACAACGGCAACGAACCCCACGGGGATCCATCCCAGTGGGCAGTCTATCGCGTCATCCTCGCCCGCCCGGTCACTACCGTGCAGGCGAACCGCATCCGGCGCCTGCTGGCAGAGATGGCTCCGGCCCGCTGCCATCTGGCGGCCCTCGATTACACCCAGGCGCCCCTGACCTACAACGGCGCCGCAACCTACAACGGCAACTACAACCACGGAGCCTCCTGATATGGCGAATTTACAAGAGGTGGTGAGCTGGGACGCAGGCGTCTATCAGCTCGAAACCAGCGACCCGGTGCTCGGCGGCCCGGGGGGTACCTCCAACAAGCAGGCCCAGGCACTGGCGAACCGTACCGCCTACCTGAAAAAGCACATGGATGACCTGGAAGGCGGCACCACCGCTGCGGGCAAGGCCAACAAGCTCACCACGGCGCGCACCATCGCCGTGGCCGGGGATGTGACCGGTCAGACCTCGTTCGATGGCAGCGGTAACATCTCTATCACCGCCACCTATAAAAACTCCGGGGTGGTAGCGGGGACCTATCGCTCCGTCACCGTCGATGCCAAGGGCAACGTCACCGCCGGCAGCAACCCCACCACCCTGTCGGGCTATGGCATCACCGATGCCGTGCCCAGCAGCCAGAAGGGCGCCGCCAACGGGGTCGCCACCCTGGACAGCGGCGGCAAGGTGCCCGTCGCCCAGATCCCGGCCACCGCTATCACCGACACCTTTGTCGTCGGTACCCAGGCCGCCATGCTGGCCCTGACCGCTGAAATCGGTGATGTCGCGGTGCGCACCGACCTGAACAAGAGCTTCATCCTGCGGGTGGCGGGCGCCTCGACCCTGGCCAACTGGCAAGAGCTGCTCACCCCTACCGACGCAGTGCAGTCGGTCGATGGTATGACCGGGGTTGTTGTCATCGCCACCGCCAGCGAAGGGGTGAAAGGCAAGGCGCAGATCGCCACCCAGGCCGAGGTCGACGCGGGGACCGATGACAGCAAGTTTGTGACGGCTAAAAAGCTGATGGCCGCACTGACCAAAGACATCGCGGCGAATGGCTATCCGGCGGGCGCCCCGATCCCCTGGCCGCTTGAAACACCACCTGACGGCTATCTGATGATGACGGGTCAATCGTTCAGTGCGGCGACTTACCCCAAGCTGGCGCTCGCATACCCGGCGCTGGTTTTGCCAGATATGCGGGCGGAGTTTATCCGGGGCTGGGATGCAGGAAGGGGAGTTGACCAAGGGCGCACCTTAGCATCAACGCAAAATGACGCCATCAGGAATATCTCTGGCTCATTCATGGTCGCAGATAACTCGTCCAAAGTCGGTGGTTTGTCTGGCGGGTCTGGTGCGTTCACGCTCCAAAATAACCTCGGGCTCGTCCCTAACTGGACATCAGGTTCGATCAGTGGTGATCGAAGGGCTTTAGCCAATTTTAATTCCTCTAACGTCGTACCCACTGCTGAGGAAAACCGGCCCCGTAACATCGCATTCAACTACATCGTGAGGGCAGCATAATGAATGAACCGATCGTCGTATGGGGAGAAGATGGGTTTGCTTCATCTTCCGGTTGGGCCACGGTATTTGCCGCCAACCCGATTACTGGTGAATACCTGTCGCAACAGCAGGTCTGGGTATCCGTGGGAACGGGTCTCCCTGCTGGTGCCTATCTGGATGAACCGGATCAAACCGCACCAGGGAAAGCCATTGTTCGTAGCCAGACAGGCTGGGAGTCCGTCGATGATTTTCGCGGTCAGACGGCATACGACAAGCGCACACGCCAACCTGTCGTTATCAAGGAGCTCGGTGAACTGCCGCAGGCCCTCACTCTCACCCCTCCGTCATCCCCATTCGACTTGTGGGATGCGGACCTGTTGCGTTGGGTGAAAGACCTGGCGCAGGAGGATGCCGTGCAGGCACAGCAAGCGCAGCAGCAACGTCAGGCCTTGATGAGCGAAGCCAGTCAGGAGATCGCCGTACTCACCGACGCACTGGATCCCAATGTCATCAGCGAACCGTCAGCCGATGATCAGGTGAAACTCATCGCCTGGAAGGCCTACCGCGTCGCTCTTTCCAAAGTCGACCAGCAGGCTGGCTATCCCCATACCATCACCTGGCCGCCGCGCCCGGGGGATTCCGCCACCGTATAACCCTTGAGTCCGACCACCACCCCGCCCTGTGCGGGGTGTTTCGTGACTGCCGTCATCCGCCACCTTGTCACCGCTTCGCCAGTGTGTGCGGCTCTCACACACTGGCCGCCGCTCGCCTGACATCCCCTGCCCCTGCATCCTGACCCTGCTCGCATCACAGGTATTACCAACGCACAGAATGCTCCGTCCGGACAACAGGAGAACCTATGGCACTGGACCAATTTCACCACGGCGTGCGCGTCGTGGAAGTCAACGAGGGCACGCGCACCATCCGCACCGTCGCCACGGCGGTGATCGGCATCATCTGCACCGGCAGCGATGCGGATGCCGCTTACTTCCCCCTCAACAAACCCGTGCTGATTGCCAACCTGCCGGCGGCCATCGCCAAGGCGGGCAGCACCGGCAACCTCAAACGCTCGCTGCAAACCATCTATGACACCGTCAACACCATCGTCATCGCCGTGCGCGTGGCCGATGGCGCCGACGCCGCCGAGCTGACCAGCAACATCATCGGCACCATCCTGCCGGATGGCAGCTATACCGGCCTCAAGGCGCTGGAGCGGGCTGCCCCGGTCACGGGCGTCAAGCCGCGCATCCTCTGCGTGCCGGACAACTGCACCTTAGCCATCGCCACCGCCTTGGCGGGCGCAGCCAAAAAGCTGCGCGCCTTCGCCTATGTGCCGACCATCGCCGACACCGTCGAGGCAGCGCTCGCCTACCGCGAGAACTTCTCCAGCCGCGAACTGATGCCGATCCACGGCGACTGGACCGCCTGGGACACCGCCGCCAATGCAAGCATCAAGCTCGATGCCTGCCTCAAGGCGGCCGCCATGCGGGCATTCATCGACAAGGAGATCGGCTGGCACAAGACCCTGTCGAACGTCGGCGTGACCGGGGTCGACGGCATGACCAAGGCCCTGTTCTGGGATCTGCAAGACCCCGATACCGAG